AGGAAGAGGAGGAGGTTACCCCGTAGGAGTTGGGCCCGTAACCTTAGAAGCATAATTATGGCATACACTTACGCAACTTTAACAACAGCAATTAGAGATTATACTGAAGTAGGTTCTACAGTCTTTACACAAGCTTTAATTGATGACTTTATTATGTTATCTGAAAATAGAATTAGTAATGATTTACCTATGGATGCAGATAGATTTGTCCAAGAAGGGACAATGGCAGCTGATGTAAATAGTATAAGAGTGCCAGCAGGAACTTTATTTGTAAGAGGAGTAGAAGTATTTAATGCAGCCAATACCACTGAACAAGGTTTTTGGTTAGAGAAAAGAGATCAAACATTTTTATCTGAGTATGTAGGAAGATTAACAGGACCAGAAGGTTCTGCTACTGCACAAGATGTAACTGGAACTCCTAAATATTATGCTATGTTTGGTGGAGCAACTGGATTAAGTGATACTACTTCAGGCTCTATTTACTTAGCACCTACGCCAGATGTTAATTATAATTTTAGAATATACTATAATAAGCTTCCAACAGGTTTATCAGCGTCTAATACAACTACTTATATAAGCAACTACTATCCAGAATTAATTTTAAATGCTGCTTTATCACAAGCATTTTCTTTCTTAAAAGGACCAACAGACATGTTGACATTGTACGAAGGAAAGTATAATAATCAATTACAAAAGATTGCGGGAACGCAATTAGGAAGACGAAGAAGAGATGATTACACTGACGGAACTGTCAGAATTAAAATTGATTCACCGTCACCTTAAATTAGGACTAGGAGCAAAATATTATGGCAATATCATCGGCAATATGTAATACTTTTAAGCAAGAGATTTTAGTGGGTACCCACAATTTTACAGCATCATCTGGAGATACTTTTAACCTAGCTTTATACACAAGTTCAGCATCTTTAGGTGCAGGCACTACAGCTTACGCTTCAACAAATGAAATTACTAACACAGCAGGTTCAGCTTATTCTGCAAAAGGAAAAGCCCTTACAAGTGTAACTCCAGCTTTAGATAGTAGCACAGCCGTTTGTGATTTTTCTGATATCTCTTGGACATCAGCTTCATTTACAGCTAACGGTTGTTTAATTTTTAACGATGATGCAGCAGGTGATCCCGCAGTTTGCGTTGTTGCTTTCGGTGGTGACAAAACTGTATCAAGTGGAACATTCACAATTCAATTTCCAGCAGCAGACGCAAGTAACGCAATAGTTAGAATAGCATAAGGAGGAATTCCTTATGGCATCAACCTGGGGTAATAATACTTGGGGCTCTAACGAGTGGAGCGACGATACAGTTACAATTAATCCAACAGGTCAATTAGCAACATCATCAATAGGTTCTTTAGAAGCTTTCAACGAAGAAGGTTGGGGTAGACAAGAATGGGGTAATTCTGGTTGGGGTGTAGAATATGCTGTATCTCTTTCAGGGCAATCTGCAACATCGGCAATAGGTTCTATTACTACAGAAATTGTTTTACCCTTAACAGGATTATCTTCTACATCTAGTTTAGGTTCTCTTACTTTAGATTTAACTTCTCTTACACTTTTATCAGGTCAAAGCGCTACTTCAGAACTTGGAACTTTTGATAACGCTGGAACATTAGTAGGTTGGGGTAGAAATGGTTGGGGAGAAGAACCTTATGGAGATTCATTTAATAAATTAGTTCAACCTGCAGGATTAAGTTCAACCTCTAGTGTTGGATCATTGACTTCTGCAATACAGAATTTTGTATTCCCAACAGGAGTAGCAGCAACTTCTAGTGTAGGAAGTTTAACTCTTGATTTAAGTTCAGTTATTACACCCACAGGAGTTAGTGCAACTTCTAGTGTAGGAGCAATTTCTCCAACAGAAATGAATATAGGACTAACGGGAGTTAGTGCAATTTCAACAGTTGGTGGAATAATTTTAGATGCTTTAACAGAACAACCTATAGGTCAACAGGCAACTGTTACGGTAGGTGATTTAACTATTGGAATAGGGATTCCTTTAACAGGAGTATTAGCAACTTCTTCTGTAGGATCTTTAGTTACAGGAGTGGGTTATACTTTATCAGGTCTAACAGCAACTTCTTCTACAGGGGTTTTATCTCCTCCTCAAGCAATAGGCTTGACTGGAGTATCTGCAACTGCTAATGTAGGAAATGTAGCACCTTTAGGATATGGAGATGTTACAGGAACACAAGCTGCTAGTTATAGCAACATATCAGCAACACAAAGTGCTAGTTACAGTAATGTAACCGCAGCACAAAGTGCTAGTTATACGGACGTTGATAGTATATAAACGTCATTGACTTTATATAAAATATAAATTAAAGATCTAATTAGGAGAACAAAATTAATGGCATCAACATACACGGATCTCGGCCTAGAGTTAATGGCAACCGGCGAAAATGCTGGTACTTGGGGAACAAAAACTAACGCAAATTTAAATCTTATTGAACAATTAACAGGCGGTGTTTCAAGTCTATCTATTGCCGGCGGTGCTGGTACTCAAGCTTTAACTATTGCAGACGGTGCTTTAACAGGTACTGCTCAACAAAGAGTTATAGAATTTACAGGAACAATATCTGGAAACAGAATTATAACTTTTCCTCTTCTTACAGAAACTTTTTATTTTATTAAAAACAATACCTCTGGTGCGTACACTGTTCAATTGAAAGCTGTATCGGGTTCAGGAGCCACGGTCACTTTTGCAACTACTGATAAAGCTTGGAAACTAATTTATCTTGATGGTGTTGCAACTAACACAGGTGTTTATGAAATACCACTAGCTACAGCTGATGCTGTTACACTTACAGGAACACAAACTTTAACAAACAAAACTTTAACAGATCCTAAGATAGGAACAAAAATTTTAGATGTTAATGGATTAGAATTACTTAATTTAACAGCAACAGCTTCAGCAGTTAATGAATTAACTTTAGCTAATGCTGCCACAGGAAACAAACCAACATTTACTGCATCTGGTGGAGACACTAATATTGGTGTATCAATACAACCAAAAGGTACTGGAACAGTTACTATTGATGCTTTAACTTTCCCTGCAGCAGATGGAACAGCAGATCAAATTTTAACTACTAACGGATCAGGGGTTTTATCTTTTGTAGATAATTCAGGTGGCACAGATTGGCAAGCAGTAAAAACTACAACTTACACAGCAGTAGCGGGTGAAGGAATTTTTGCAAACACAACAAGTGGTGCATGGACTTTAACATTACCAGCGTCTCCTGCAATTGGTGACGAAGTATCCGTGGTTGACTATGCAGGAACCTTTGATACAAATAATTTAACAGTCGGCAGAAATTCTCAAAATATTCAAGGTTCAGCAGCAGACTTAACAGTAGCGACAGAAAGAGCCGGCTTCACATTAGCTTTCACAGACGGAACTCAAGGTTGGCTTCTAAAAAATAATTAAGGAGTTAAATGAGTACATTCAAAGAAATTAGAGGAACACTAATAAAATCAGTTTCATCCGATCCTGCTAATCCAGAGATAGGTGAAATTTGGTATAATAATACTATTGGTTCTTTGAAAGCATATCAAACAATTAATGCTGCTTGGGCAAGTGGTGGTAATTTAGGGACAGCTAGATATAATTTAGCAGGGGCAGGAATTCAAACAGCAGGACTAGCTTTTGGAGGAAGAGAACCTTACACTGCAGATACAGAAGAATATGATGGTTCATCTTGGTCTGAGCAAAATAATTTAGCAACAGCAAGAGCACAATTAGGTGGTGCAGGTACACAAACTGCAGCTTTAGCTTTTGGTGGTACTCAACCTGGACTTACAAATTCTACTGAAGAATATGGTGGAACATCTTGGACTGGTGGTGGAAATATGGGAACTGCTAGAAGATTACTTGCTGGTGCAGGAACACAAACAGCAGGTTTAGCTTTTGGTGGTGGACCTCCAGATACAACCTCTACTGAAGAATATGGTGGAACATCTTGGACAGCAGGTGGAGCTTTAGCTAATGCAAGAAGAGGACTAGCAGGTTGTGGAACACAAACTGCAGGATTAGCTTTTGGTGGAGCACCTACCACAGCTGCAACAGAAGAATATAATGGAACTGCTTGGACTGGTGGGGGCGCCCTATCTAATGCAAGAAGTTACTTAGCAGGTTTAGGAATACAAACTTCGGCTTTAGCTATGGGTGGTTTGCCTAGTGATAATAAACCACTTGTTGAACAATACGATGGCTCAAGTTGGACTTCCACAACACCTCTAACAACAGGAAGAGCTGAAGGTGGAGCAACAGGTACAACATCTGCAGGACTATTTTTTGGTGGTTCACCAGGACCTGCGGGAGTAGTAACCACAGAAGAATTTACAGGAGCATTCAACGCAACACAAACTTTAACAACAAGCACATAATTATGACAACATACAAACAGATATTTGGAAAACCAGTAAAATTTTTAAGCAGTGATCCTGCTAACGATGCCGAGGGCCAAGTTTGGTATAACAGTACTTCTGGTACTTTTAAATCGGTTCTAAGTGTTGGTGCGTGGTCAGCTGGTGGGAATATGATTACAGCAAGACGTGTTATGGCTGGATTTGGAGAACAAACATCTGCAGTTGCAGCTGGTGGTTTAACAACAACAAGTGTCGCTAACACAGAAGAATATAATGGTTCAGGTTGGTCAGCTGGAGGAAATCTTGGAACAGCAAGACGTCAATTATCAGGAGCAGGAACACAAACGTCTGGACTTGCTTTTGCTGGAAATATTCCACCATATTCAAATGCAACCGAAGAATACAATGGTTCTGCTTGGACAGGTGGTGGAAACATAACAAATGCAAGAGGTGATTTAGCAGGTTGTGGTACTCAAACAGCCGCATTAGGATTTGGAGGTAGCACTTATCCTGGTCCTGTATCAAATTCTACAGAAGAATACGATGGAAGTGCTTGGACAGCTGGAGGAAATTATGGTACAGCAACATATCTTCTAGCAGGAGCAGGTACTCAAACTGCTGGACTTGGGTTTGGTGGCTATAATGTACCAGGTGGTAGAACAGCAGTAACTGAAGAATACAACGGAAGTGCTTGGACAGCTGGAGGAAATTTAGGAACCTCCAGATATAGATTAGCAGGAGCAGGGATTCAAACATCAGCATTAGCTATTGGTGGTATTGCTACTCCAGGAACAGGTACCACTGGAGCTACAGAAGCATATGATGGTACATCTTGGACAACAACTTCATCTTTAGCAACAGCAAGACGTCAATTATCAGGAGCTGGATCAAATAATACTGCAGGTTTAGCTTTTGGTGGACTTGATACAGCAGTAACATCAGCAACAGAAGAATACAATTTTTCAGCAACTATCACTACAGGTGCAGCATGGTCGGCGGGGGGTAATTTAAATACATCAAGAAGATTTTTAGGTGGAACAGGGACCTCAACAGCAGGTTTAGTTTTTGGAGGCTTTCAAACTAACCCAGCAGTAAATAATGCTGAGTCAGAAGAATATAACGGATCAAGTTGGTCTGAAGGAAATAATTTAAATAATGCTAGAAGAGGTATTGAAGGTTTTGGAACTCAAACGGCAGGTGTAGGTGTTGGAGGTTTTCCACCTCCTGGCGTTAAAACAGAAGAATACAATGGAACTAGTTGGTCTAATGTAACTGATTTTGCAACTCAAAGAATGAATATGTTTGGAAGCGCTGGAACACAAACTGCAGGTTTAATTTTTGGGGGATCAGGTTCAGTAAACACAGAAAGTTATGATGGTTCTAGTTGGTCAGAAGTAAATAATTTACCTACAGGTTTAAGTAATTCTAGAGGTAATGGAACACAAACTGCAGCTCTATCTATGGGTGGAGATACACCCGCACCAGCACTAACAGTTGCATCGTCAGAATGGGACGGAACTAATTGGACAGCAGGTGGTAATATGGTTCTTGCTGGAAGTAAGATGGGAGCCTTTGGAACTCAAACAAACGCATATTCTGTAGGAGGATCTTTTCCTGGAATTACTAATTTAGTGCAAAATTATAATGGAACTTCTTGGATTACAGATGTTTCTATATCAACAGCTAGAGATGCAATGGGACCTGCTAGTTCTGCAGGATCAACAGGAATGATTGCTGGTGGAGATACAGGTTCTCCATCTAATGCAACAGAAGAATTTACTGCAGAAACAACAGCATTAAATACTAAAACATTAACAACAAGTTGATAATGAATGAAAATAAGTTTATAACAACAATAACTAAGGAGTAAAAACTATGGCACTATTTATATATGGTACTGCTACAAACACTGGAAAAGGATTCTTCACAGCAGAAGATAGAAGAGCTTTTTTTCTTAGAGGTTTTCCTGCAAACGTTTGGGTCGTTGGTAACAACGAAAAAGGCGCAATGTGGTTAGCTGAAAAGAACGGTGTTGAAAAGACAAAAACGGAAGCACAAGTTTTAGTGACTGCAGAAGTAACTGCGGCACAAGAAGCGTGGGACCTGTTGTCTGATGCAGAAAAAACAGATATGAACCCTAGACCAACTGATATTACTCTCCCATAAAGGAATTTTAAATGACAGAGTATTCAGGTATCAGAGGTACACGGGTTAAATACTTATCTTCGGATCCGACGTTAGATACGTCAACCGAGGGACAGGTATGGTATAACTCGACTGAAGGTACTCTTAAATCATTAGTACAAATTAAAGCATGGTCTAGTGGTGGGAATATGCCAACAGCTACAAGCAACAATGGGTCTGCTACTCAAGGAACTCAAACAGCATCTTTAAGTTTTGGAGGTGGTAATACATTACCTCAAACAGTTGAATATAATGGTTTTTCTTGGACAGCAAGTGATAATCTTGGTACTCCAAGATATGTTATCAGCGGAGCAGGAGTTCAAACTGCAGCTTTAGGTTTTGGGGGATACACATTATCTCCAAATGCTTTTACAACTGCAACTGAAGAATATGACGGATCATCTTGGACAGCAGGTGGGGCTTTACCTTCTGCACGTGCTAATATGGGTGCCAACGGAACTCAAACAGCAGCTATAGCTGTAGGTGGATACCCTCTTAGCCCAGCAAATGTTACGGAAGAATATAACGGATCATCTTGGACAGCTGGTGGAGCTTATCCAATAGCATTACAAGATGTATCAATAGCTGGACCACAAACAGCAGCATTAGGGGCAGGAGGAATACTTCCTGGTGCACCGACTGGAGCACAAACTATTATAACTAATTATGATGGTACGAGTTGGACAGTTGTATCAGGTACAATTCCAAATGGACAAAACAGAGCTGCGTACGCTGGAACACAAACTCATGCTGTTGTTTTTGGAGGAAATACAAATGCTTCAGGACCACCAAACGGTGTTGTAACTACAGCTACTAATGAGTGGGATGGATCTACTTTTGCTATAACAGCAAACATGGCTACTGCTCGACAATCTTATGCCGGAGCAGGAACAGCAACAGCTGCTATAGGTTTTGCTGGAGATAAAAACCCTGGAGCCAGTGATGACACAGAAGAATACAACTCGAACCTTAATGCAATTACACAAGCAGTATGGTCAGCTGGTGGAAATGTAAACACGGCCATAGATATTGCTGCTGGTGCAGGAGGATCTGTAAATGCTGGTTTAAAATTTAGTGGTGGGCCACCAAATACCGCTGCAACAGAAGAATATAACGGAAGTGCTTGGACATCAGTTAATAACATGAATACAGCTAGACGTGGTGTAATGGGTACAGGTGTACAAACTTCTGCGGTAGCTATAGGAGGGTATGAAGCTACAAACAGTAATAAAACAGAAGAATACGACGGTACAAATTGGACTGCAGTTACAGTTGTTCCTTCAACTTTAAGTAGTGCAACCGCTTTTGGTATTCAAACTGCGGCAGTTATTGCTGGGGGCAATAGTCCATTAGGTTGGGTACAAACAACTTTAGAATATGATGGAACAAATTATTCATCGGGTGGAACTATGCCCGCTACTACTGGGGCTCAACATCAAGGAAGTGCTGGAACATTAACTGCAGGATTAGTTTTTGGTGGGTACATACCTCCTAGTGCATTAGGTGTCACTACAGCAAGTTATGATGGTTCATCTTGGTCAGCTGAAAATAACATGTTAATTAGTAGATACACAAGTGGGTCAGGAACTCAAACTGCAGCGTTAGCTCCTGGTGGTTATCAAAATGCAAATCCACTTAATCCAGGAGCAGGCTTTACTCTAGCTTGTGAACAATATGATGGAACTAGTTGGTCTAACACATGTAACAATAATATTACAAGGGGTTATCAAATTAACCAAAATAGAGCTAGCAATGCACCAGGAACTACAGGTTTAGTTTTTGGTGGAAGTGCATATCCTGCTCCAGGTAATATTAACTCAAGTGAAGAATTTACAGGCGGTATATCAGTAACTACAGCTTCGACCTTGACAACTAGTTAAAAATAGTTATATTTCAATTAATAAAGTATTATAAAAACCATTATAAATAGAATTATATTATAGCATATAAAATGCTTCATAATGAAACAGGAGAAATTGTAAATGAGTGAAAAAATAGTAAATGAAAAAAGAAACATACATGCACTAATAGAAAAAGAAGCTCCTAGCTTAAATAATTTATTGGACCCAAATGACGTACAAGAGTTCAAAGAATTAACAAATGAGCTTAGAGATACTTGGACTAAGAAACAAGTGTTTAGAACTGAAACAGAAATGAGAATGTCTGTTCTTCAAGATGCTAAGTACCCAACTAAAGCTTCTAAATATTGGCAGTGCGTTAGAGAACAAAATGTATTCTTAGAAAATTTAATGTCTTTGTCATTTGACGCTAGACGTAATGAAGTTAAATTAAAAAGATTACAAGAAAAATTACTTAAAGAAGAAGACGCTTTAAAAAGAGAACTACTTCAAATTGATATAGATGAAAAAACTTACTCGGTTGCTAACATGCAATTAGTAGCTAGGGATAGAATGAGGGAAATTAAACTATGGTCAGTTCTTAAAAAAGAATTTGATGATGGTTCGTTTGATACTAAAGATGTTAATACTCATCAACTAGATTCATATCATTTGATTATGAAAAATAAGGCAGAAACATTAACATCAGGCTCGTCACAGCCAGAAGTGTTTAATGTATTAGGACAATTACAAACAATTGAAAGAGTTAAAAAATCAGGAGAGATGATCTATAACAAGAAAGAACAATTGACTAATGACCTCGGAGCCACAGAAAAATAAACAACTCTTATTTTTAGTAGCACAACCTAGATCGGGTAATACTTTATTTGCAAGTATTATGAATCAGAACCCTGAGATAGCTGCAACGCCTAACTCTATTACCTTAGAGATAATGAAAGATTTGTTTCTACTTAAACAAACAGATGTCTTTTTAAATTATCCCGATCACAAGTCTTTAGATAATGTATTAGATTCTGTGTATGACACTTATTATAAAGATTGGCCTCAACGTATAATCATTGACCGTGGACCAGTGACAACACCTGGTAATTTTCAATTAATGCAAAAGCATTTTAAACGTCCTTTTAAGTGTATAGTATTACTTAGAGATTTAATGGATGTTCTAGCAAGTTATATGCAGTGGTATACAGAAAACCCTGATGCTTTTCCTAATAGATATAATTTAAATACTGACGAAGAAAAATTAAGTATGATTATGAATAAAGATGGTGCTGTTGCAAAAGATTTAGAAGCTATAAAAAATTCATATAACTATAAAGATATGTGTCACTATGTAAAGTACGATGACATGGTTGATAACCCAGAACAAGAGTTTAGAAAAATATATCAATTTATAGGTGAGCCTTACTTTAATCACAACTTTGAAAACCCAAGTGATGTAAAAGTTAATGGTTTAACTTATGATGATAAAGTTGTGGGTAGTAATATGCATAAACTATTTGCAGGTAAAGTTAGAAAAGTATATAACCCTTACATTGAAAAAATTCCAGAAAGAATAAGAGAGAAATATGGACACATCAGATTTTAATTTTATATTTTTAGGTCAATCGGTATTAAAATACCAAGTACCTCTAGATGTCTATAGTACTATTAATCATATTTATGAAACAAAGTATCCTGAATTAAAACCTGCTAATAAACAATTGGTGGGTAAGATTGAGAAAGAACATAGTTTGTTTTATAATGGTGAAGATACTTCTAAGATGACTCAACATAATCATTTACCCAGTAATGTATTAAATTGGTTTGAATCTAAATTTAAACATTATTTAGATTGGAATAAAACTAGACAATATAATATGCATTTAAACTCTATATGGGTTAACACTATGTTTCAACATGAGTACAATCCAGTGCACGTGCACCAAGGAACTTTGTTTACAGGATTGTCTTCTGTTATGATTTTAAAATTACCTGAGTCTTATGGTGTAGAATATTCATCACCTGATCAACCTCAAAATGGTAGATTACAAATACTAGGTTCAGCTAATGGACACTTTGCAAATGTAGATTATCAACCCGATATTAAAGAGAGAGATTTTTATATCTTTCCATATGACATGAGACATTGTGTTTATCCATTTAACGGTCCAGGTATGAGACGAACCTTGGCTGCAAATATGGATGTACAATATAACCCAATTCAAAATAGAGGAGTAAGCTAATGTTAGAGCCATACTATCAAATATTTAAAGACAGATTAAAAGAAGTAAAATTTAAAGATATGAAAACATTATTTCCTACAATGGATAAATTTAAAAAAGAAGTAAATCCTGATATGGAAAAAAATGGATTACTATGTCCAATTGTATTAGATAAAGATGGTGTTACTATTAGAAGCGGCACTCATCGCTATGAGTATTTTAAAGATAAACATGAAGCCACTTTATGCTATGTAGGAGTAAATGGAGATGAAACAAAATTTTTTCAATACTTAAATGTATTTTGTTGGAAAAATCATCCTGTACAACAATCAGATTTTTTAAAAGCAATGTATGAAAAGATGGTAGAGAATGTACGAAAATAAAATTATTACAGAACCTAAATGGAAGAGTTGGATTATTCAAACAACCACACCTTTATTTACACCGGAACAATGTCGACAGATTATTGCATTAGGTAGAGCACAGAAACCACAACAAGCACAAGTGGGTATGAACAAACCAGAAGGTGGAACAGATACTAAAAAAAGAGTAACAACTATTAGTTGGATTCCATTTAAAGAAATGGGACATATGTATCAAGATCTAAATACATTTATACAAAAAGCAAATGAAAATCATTTTGGTTTTGGAGATATAAGAATTACGGAGAATGCACAATTTACAGAGTACCCTGAAGGAGGGTTCTATGATTGGCATATGGATTGTGATGTGAACATGGAACATGAACCTCCTGTTAGAAAAATATCAATGACACTATTATTGAATGATCCATCAGAGTTTGAAGGAGGAGATTTAGAATTAATGGCTCCAGGTA